CAGAGCCGCGCTGCGCGCCTTCACCAACAATGAGAAGGTGCAGAAGCTTCTCGATAACCGCCGCATCAGCATCGGAGAATTTGACCCCCGCGATCTTGCCAACGGCGTGAAGTATTACGGCCATCTGACCAGACCGAACGTCGGCATCTACACCTATGGCGAGGTGTATCTGGACGACTGGACGGATCCCGATCCTGAAAAGGCAATTGCGAAGCCGCTGGTTCCCGAGAATATGGTCATCCTGATTTCCAGTCAGGCAAAATTCGTACTGGCCTACGGCGCGTGCACCTACATTGAGGACGCGAGCAAGCAGTGGGTAACGGCGGAAACCAGCCGTCTGCTGCGCAGCTATGTGGAGCATCATCCCGACCGCCGTATGGTGGAGCTTCAGGCGCACCCGCTGCCCATCCCTGACAAGGTGGATAGTTGGCTTGTTGCCGAAGTGTGCTGAGATGGCGCTTTTTGAGCTGAAACAGAATTATGGAACTGGGGCGGAGGACTTCCATCTTCCGCTGACGTTCAAGACCCAGGCGGCGGCAGACATCGACAACGTGTTTTTTAACGGCGATGAGCATGCTGACCTACACTTCATTGACGGGAAGGAAGCACTCGTTATCATCGTGGAGGGCACGCTTCGGGAACATAATTCGCACTGGGAGGCCGGCGCAAAGCAGAACTTCGACACTGGACTCTACACGGCGCACAGCATTTTGTACATCCGTGTGGCGGACTATGGCCCCAAGCCGAAGGTCGGAAAGCTTCTGACGATGGACGCCGGAACAGACCACAAGCGCACGTTCAGCATCGTAAAGTGTGAGGAAGAAGCTGGTGTGTACCGCATGACATTGCAGAGGACGCGGCAATGAGCAGGATTCAATACAACCGGTACTCTGCCGGAAGCATGACAATTGAGGTTGACGGGCTGGATGATGTGGTTGCAATCCTTGGGGATTTGCGGAAGAAGACCCCGGCGGTTACAAAGACCGCCATCAATGCGACGGCCAGACAGGCCAGAAAGCTGATGATTGCCAAGGCAAAAGCCAGGTACGCGGTAAACAGCGCCGGACAAAAACACCTGAAGGATCTGGTTCAGCGCAAGAAAGCCAGCAACGGAAGCCTGAGCGCGGAGCTTCATGTTGCAAGCATGCGCAACGATCTTGGCTATTTTAAAACAAGCCCGCCGGTTCCGACGCATTTCACAGGCGGCGCGTGGCGACAGGGGCCGAATGTCTGGAAAGGCAAGGTGCTGAAAGCGTCGCCCATGAAAACGCTCCCCGGCGAAGGAAATAAGAGCAAAGCGTTCCTCGCTGCGTTTCAGAGCGGGCACGTAGGCATGGTACAGCGCATCATTGGTTCCGAATCCGAGCATGAAACGACAAAGAACGGCCACAGACGCTGGCGGAACAAAGCGGGTAAGGTTGAAAAGCTTGTAACGCTGGGAAGCCCGAGTATTACGGCGATGCACACAACGATCTGGCCGGAGGTAGAGCCGGAGGTTGAGCTGTATCTGGCAGGCAGGCTGGTTGAGCGGGCAGAGCAGATTCTGGAACGCGCAAAGAGAAGGGTGTAATGAGATGAAGAACACACCGAAAATTGGAATCGGGCAGACGCCGCAGCTCTGTCAGGACGCGCTGATTGATATGCTGCGGGAATTGTTCGACGGAAAATTGTACAACGGTCAGGAAGGCCGAAAGCCGCTGACGTTTTATAAGCAGGATCTGCCGATCCCAACGGAGCTTGACACGGACGCGGACACGGATATAGCCTGCGCGCCGTATATCGTGGTGCAGATGACCGGCGGCGAAATCGCGGACGACAAGAGCCCGCAGACAGTAGAGTTCGGGCTGATCATCTGCGCGTATGACACGGGGCTTGACCGGGCGGGCTGGCAGGATGTGGCCAATATCAAAGAGACGATTGTCCAGCGGGCGTGCACGGCTCCATACTTCGGCGGCGCGTTTACCATCCTCAAGCCGATTGCATGGGCGCTGCAGCAAGACGATACCGCCCCGTACTACTACGGCGCGGTGACGCTGAACTGCACCGCTCCGGCTATGACTCAGGATACCGAATTGGAGGGACTGCTATGAGCAAGAAAGAACCCCGCGCGGCGGGTATGGCCGCGCCCGTGTGCGAAGACGCTGCCTCGGAAAAAACCACTGTGAAGGAAGTGGGCATTCCGGTCGAGCCCGGCAAGCGCGACGCAAAGACCGGCCCCGTTGTCTACTGCGGCCCCAGCGTGCGCGGCGTGGCCAGACAGTATACCGTATACGCAAGAGGCATTCCCGCCGTGTTAGAGGCGTTCCTTCAGGCGCATCCGGCGGCCAAAGGACTGGTGGTGAACGTGGAGCGCTTTGCTCAGGTCAGGAGCAATCTGAGCAGGAGCGGGACGGCGGAGGCCATCTTGTTCCAGAAAATCAAATCTGAACTTTAACAGGAGGAAGAAACGATATGGCATATCGTCATGGCATTTACGTCAGCGAGCAGGAAACCAGTCTGGTTGCCCCGCTGAACGGAACCGCCGGTTTGCAGGTCGTAGTCGGAACGGCTCCGGTGCATATGCTGGCGAATCCGGAGGGCGCGATCAACACGCCGATTCTGGTTTACAGCAAGGCGGAGGCTGTCGCGGCGCTGGGATACAGCGACGAGTTTGAAAGCTACACGCTGTGCGAAGCTGTCGCGGCTTCGTTCTCGGTGGTCAATACAGCGCCGATGGTACTGATTAACGTGCTGAATCCGGCAAAGCATGCATCCGAATTGGAAGCGCGCACGGTACAGATCAACAGCGGTGTCGCCGTTCTGGAAGAAAAGGGCGTATTGCTCGGAAGCCTTCTCGTGAAGAGCGGCGAGACGGAGCTGCGCGCGGAGGAAGATTATACCGCCGCGTATAACGCCGACGGTACACTGAGCATCGCGATTCTGGAAGGCGGCGCGGCAGACGGAGCGACCAATCTGACCATTTCCGGCAGCAAGGTTGACCCGGGCAAGGTGACGGCGGCGGACATCGTGGGCGGCGTTGACGCGGCGACCGGCGCAGAAAGCGGTCTGGAGGTTGTGCGGCAGGTGTATCCGAAGTTCGGCATGACTCCCGGCATTCTGACTGCGCCCCGGTTCAGTGCGGACGCGTCGGTCAGCGCTGCATTACAGGCAAAGACGAAGGAAATTAACGGCGTATTCAAGTGTGTGTGCATCGTGGACGTGGACAGCGGCACGGACGGCGCGCGCAAGTATGCGGACGTGAAGGAGCAGAAGGAGCGGCAGGCGCTGACCGACCCGAACGCTTACGGCGTGTGGGGCTATGGCAAGGTCGGCAATGTGGTATACAGCGGCTCCGCGCTGGCCTCTGCCCTGACCTCTTACACCGACGCGGCCAACGACGACATTCCCGCGAACCCCAGCAACAAGACCATTGCCATCAGCGCCATGTGCCTTGCCGACGGGACGGAGGTTTTACTGGACCAGGACCAGGCAAATGTGGTCAACGGCTACGGTGTGGCAACGTGGCTTAATATGAACGGCTTCCGTCTGTGGGGCAACCGCACCTGCGCCTACCCAGGCAACACGGATCCGAAGGACAGCTTCTTCGCCTGCCGCCGGTATATGAGCTGGCGCGCGAACAGCTTCATACAGACATATTTCCAGAAGGTCGACAGCCCGCTGAACAAGCGGCTGATCGAAGCGATTGTGGACAGCGAGAACGTGCGCGGCAACGGGTATGTCGCTATGGGTGTGGCTGCCAGAGATGAGATTACGTACAACGAGGCAGATAACCCCGTGACCGATCTCATGAACGGCAAGATCACCTTCCACCAGTACATGACCCCGTACACCCCGGCGGAGGACATCGAGGACATCATCGAGTTCGACCCAGACGCGCTGGTAAGCGCACTGAGCTGATAAGGGAGGTAAGAAAACATGAGCATCAGCAACAACTACATCCCTGAGAAGATCAATGACTTCAACACCTACCTGAACGGCAATAAGATGATCGGCGTTGCTGCATCCGTCACCATTCCGGGCGCGAAGATGAAGACGAGCACGGTTTCCGGCGCGGGAATCAACGGAGAGATCGACAGCCCGACCATTGGCCAGTTTGAGAGCATGGAGCAGGAAATCGACTTCAACGTGCTTTATAGCAGCGCTATGGATATGCTCTCTCCCCTGTCTGTGGTGAACCTGACGCTGCGCGCGGCGCAGCAGGTCTATGACAAGACCGGCGGCTACGCGTTCAAGGGTCTGCGCGTCGTGGAGATGGGCAGAGTCAAATCCTTCGAGCCCGGCAAGGTGGAGAAGGGCGAAGGCATGGAGGCCAAGGTGACGCTTGAGTTGACCTATATTCTGATTGAAAACGACGGCCAGCCGCTCTTGGAGGTGGACAAGCTGAACGGCGTTTACAAGGTCAACGGCGTGGATATGCTGGTGGGCATCTCCGAGCTGACGTGATCGCGTGGAAGGGCATTGCCCTTCCACGCGAGAAGGCTGCGGCCTGCGGCAGCGCACTCGCTGCGCTCGCACGTTTGCGGGCCGAGCTGTGTTTTTTCCGATGTACATGCCGCCGGAAAAACAGATACAGATTTATTTCGCCGCTGCGGCGGCAAAACTCTGCGAGGCAGTACGGGCTCAACGGGCGCGTGCTGCCTCGACGCACAAATTGAAAGGAGCACTACCATGGCCGAAGAAAAGAGCATCCATACGGCGGAGAACGTAGAGGAAACCGAACAGGAACGCCGCGTGATTGCGCTGGCAAAGCCATACAAATTTGAGGGTCAGGAATATACGACCGTTGATCTGACAGGACTGGATAAGCTGACGGTGAAGGACGCGATTGATTCGCAGCGTCAGCTTTTCAACGAGCGGGAGATGGCGGCAGCCATGCTGTGCGAGACCACGACCGCTTTTGCAAGGGCAATCGCCGCGCGGGCGGCAGAGCTGCCGATTGAGTTCTTCAAGCTGCTGCCGCTGGGCGGAAACCGAAAGGTTGTTGCGGCGGTGCGGGAATACATGAACGTGGATGATGCGACGGAAAACGGTGTGATGCGGCTGGAACGCCCTTACAGCTTTCAGGGGCAAACGTATACGGAGGTCGACCTGAGCGGCGTTGCGGAGCTGAACAGCATGAATGCAAGCGAGGCGGAAAACCGGCTGGCCAGAGCGGGCTTTATGGTGACGGAGACCAGCTTCAACTATCTGTTTGCGTGCATTCTGGCCAGTATGGCGACGGGGCTGCCGGAGGAGTTTTTCACGGGGCTTCCGCTTTGTGAAACGCTGAAACTGAAAAATGCGGTGAACGAAAGCGGTTTTTTCGAGTAAAGGGCGGCGCGAAAGCGCTGCGGCAAGCAGCCATCCGCCTGTCAGCCGCGACGAGAACGGGCGTGGATTTTTATTTGACTCTGCCAATCGAGGAGTTTATCGCGCTGAATAACGAGGTGGCGGAAGAATGGCGAAGAACAAAACACTAGAGCTGAGTATCCGGATTGCCGGTCGGGTGGACAAGAGCCTGACCACCGCAATCAATCAGTCAAATACGCTGCTGGGAAGCCTGACGACTACCATGAGCAAGATCGGCACAGCGGGGCTTGTGGCAATGAGCACGTTGGCTACTGCAACCGTAGTGGAGCTGACAAAGTGTACCAAAGCGGCAGCAGCATTGGAAACGGATATGTCCAGCGTTGTGCGCTATGCAGAGGGTCTGACGGACGCAAGCGGTAAGCTGAATGTAGAAAACTACAAGGCCATGCGCGCCTACATTCAGGATTTGAGCACGGATATTCCGCGCACGACCCAGCAGATTACGCAGATGTCGGCAGCGCTGGGTCAGTCCGGTATCAGCGCGCAGGAGCAGATGAAAAGCGGCATTCTGCGCGATACCGCCATTGCGGCGACCGCGATGGACTTGGATGACCAGACGGCCGGCGACTACATGGCCAAGTGGGAAGAAGCGTTCAACTTCAACCACAAGCAGGTCATGGAGCTGATGGATCAGATCAACTATCTGGGCGCGAACAATGCCACAACGGCGGCAGAGATTGCGCAGAGTGTAAATCAGGCCGCGTCTATGGGTCAGATCGCAGGACTTGACCCGAAGACGACGGCGGCCATTGCCACGGCCATGCAGGCGACGGGCGTATCGACAGACCGCGTGGGCACGACAATAACCCGCATTTATACCAATATCAGCAAGGGCGCAAACGCCACAAAGGCGCAGGCGGCCATGTGGAAAGAGCTGGGCTTTACGGCGGAGGGTATTGCCAAGTCCATGCAGTCGGACGGCGTTGGGACGCTGCTGTCGGTATTTGAGGCCGTCAACAATCTGCCGGACGAGCGAAAGGTCGCGGCGCTGAATACGCTCTTCGGCCAGTGGGCAATCGAGGGCGGCGCGAAGGTGACGCAAAACCTTGAGCTGCTGCAAAAGACGCTGCGCGAGGTGAACGACGCGAGCCTTTATACCGGCAGCATGAGCAAGGAGTTCATGATCGAAGCGAGCACGCCGGAAGCTGTTGATACGATGATGTCAAATGCCAAGACGGCCTTGATGCAGGACATCGGAGAAGCGCTTTTGCCGGCCAAGAAGCAGTTTTCCGAGACGATGATCAACTTCTACAACAAGGCTAGAAAGAATATGCCGGAGCTGACAAAGCTTGCGCAGAGCCTCGGAGAGCTGGCAAGTCGGGGCGTGGAAAAGCTGGGCGGAGCGCTGGACGACGCGCTGCCCAAAATCCAAAACGGGATTGACTATCTCCTGAACAATGGAGATCAGGTTGTATCCACCATCAAAAAAGTGGCGGGAGCGCTGCTTGTGATGAAGTTCGCGCCCGGCATCAAGACCTTGTTCGGCGGCATAGGAAATCTGCTGCTTGGTACGAAAAGCGCTTCGGGTTCAGGCATCGGGAGCTTACTTAGAAAAGGCGGGCTGTTCGGAATCGGTGGAATCATTGACGCGGCCAGAACCGGCGCGGCGATGGCGAACAGCTCTATGACGCGCGTAAACGGAGAACTGATTACAGGAAGCGGCGCGGTAGGATTCGGCCAGAGGCTTTACAACAGCATTATCGGTGGAATTACCGGTATCTTCAATCGACGGAAACTGTTCAGCGAGGGCGCGACGAACGCGGAAGGCTGGGCAAATATTGTAGGCTTATCGAGTAAGATAGCGAACGCCAAGGCGTTTTTGCCGGGAATTGCGAAGGCGCTGGGAAGTCAGGCGACAACGCTGCTCGGCGCTGGAGCTGTTGGAGCCGGTTCTATACTTGGCGGCATCGGCGGCGCAGCTGGCATCGGCTCCGGTATCTACGATATCATCAAAGGAACGCAGTCCACTGGGAAGGCCGCAAAGGACAAATATTTTTCCGGCGGAAGCAAGATCGGCATGGTGGGCGCGGGCGCGGCAGCAGGCGCGGGAATCGGTGCGCTTTTTGGCGGCGTCGGCGCGGTACCGGGCGCGCTGATCGGTGCTGGTATCGGCGGCATTGGCGCGCTGTTCAAGGGCAGCGCCATCGGTAAGGCGCTGTCAGACGCAACGGACGAAGGCGGCTGGCTCTATAATACCGGGCACGCCATCAGCGCATTTTTTACGGAAACGCTCCCGGAAAAATGGAATGTCTTCTGGACTGGCGTGGGAAGCTTCTTCACGCAAAGCATCCCGACATGGTGGAGCGGCGTTACGGAAAAGGTTTCCACATTCTTTACAAAAACGATTCCGGAAAAGTGGACGAGCTTCTGGACGGGTGTCGGGAATTTCCTGACAACAACTGTGCCGTATGCCATCGGCTATGCTGCCGGTAAGGTGCAAATCTTCTTCACACAGACGATTCCCGAGAAGTGGAACGCCATGTGGGACGCAATTGGAAACTTCTTTACTACAACCTTGCCGACCTGGGCAAGCAATGTGTGGAACAACAACATTGTCCCATTTTTCACACAAACCATCCCGGAAAAGTGGGATGCGATGTGGGCGGCCATCGGAAACTTCTTTACCACGACCGTACCGACATGGGCGAGCAATACATGGAACAACAACATTGTCCCGTTTTTCACGCAGACCGTGCCTGAAAAATGGGACGCCATGTGGACGGCCATTGACACCTTTTTCACTACAACCATTCCGACCTGGGCAAGCAACACATGGAACAACAATATTGTACCGTTCTTCACCGAACGCATTCCGCAGTTCTTCAGCGATCTGTGGGACAGCGTTGCGGGGTTCTTCGCAGAAACGCTGCCGAGCCTTGCATCTTCCATCTGGGGAAGCATCAAGGGCTTTTTCACACAGACCATTCCGGGGTTCTTTAGCAATGTGTGGAGCAGCATTTCAGGAAGCGCGAGCGCGGGCTACGCGGCGGCGACCGGCGGTGCAAAGCCGCACGCAGTAGGCGGTATTTTCTCGCAGCCGCACCTCGGCCTTGTAGCAGAGGCGGGACCGGAAAGCATTATTCCGCTCTCTGCCGGGATGCGCGGAAGAGGCCTCAGCTTGTGGATGCAGACGGGGCGGATGCTTGGTGTGAGCGCCGGACAGGCGCTGAGCGCACTGGACAGCAATACGTCGGAACTGAAAACTGTCGATTCCAGCAGTGCAGACGGCGGAGGCGGAAGCTTCACCTTTGCCCCGAATATCACGATTCAGGGTAGTGCCGACGCGGATGTGCTGAACGAGGCGCTGCGCAGAGCCAGAGAAGAGTTTGAAAGCTGGTACGAGCAGATGATGCGCCGGAAGGCAAGAGTCGCGTATTGACGGGAGGATATCCATGTATGTGACAAAGAGCGGCGATACGTGGGACATGATTGCCCGAGCGGTCTATGGAAACGAGTATCACGCGGATGCGCTGATGGCGGCAAATCCAAAGTACATTGACGTGTATCAGTTTTCTTCTGGCGTGGTTCTAAACACGCCGGACGTGGAAGACGCGCGGGAGGGCACGCTGCCGCCGTGGAAATTCGAGGCAACATATGATTGAGGCAAGAAGCATTGGGATTTCGGTAAAATACCGCAGCTCTCCGTATTCTCCGCTGGTGCAGGACGGTGATCTGGAACCGGTGGAGGGCGCGGAGGAAACAGTTTCCGCCGCAGAAAATGAGAGCGCAAATATTTCCCCCGGCACATCGGTTTCACTGAACAATGTGCCGCTGTATGTTTCCAGCGTTTCCGGCAATCCGGCTACGCACAAGACGGGAACGTATTACTTTTACGACGGTATTTTAATCAACGGGCGCTACCGAATGACGAACACGCCGAGCCGCTGCGGAAAGACCCCGGTGGGGCAGAACGTGACGGGGTGGATGGACGCGAGTGTGGTAAGCGCTGCGCGTGCGGTAAGCGCGCCGGCTTCGTCTTCCAGCGAAAGCGGCCAAAAGCAGGTAAGCACGCTGGGCGCGGGCGCAGGCACGGAAATCGGCGGGTACATTGAGAGCCTGACATACGTGGACAGCGCGTCCAACGACAGCGATTCTATCGACGTTACTTTGAACGCGCAGGAACGAAAGTGGCTGTGGAGCTGGATGCCGCAAAAGGGCGCGACGCTCTACCCCAGACTACTCGGACATAACTGGACGCGCCCCGGAGATGAGCGGCGGCTGGACTGCGGGCTGTTCGTGGTAGACGATGTGAGCTATTCGGATACGCCGACCACCTTGCAGCTTGGCGGCGTAAGTAAGCCCAGTGACAGCAATTTCAGCGAAACCGAGCGAAAGGTCACATGGAAAAATACGTCGATCAAGCGCATCGGGCAGACCATTGCCAGCCGGTACGGGCTGGGCTTTACCTACGACGCAGAGGATTATGACATCGAGTGCGACGAGCAGGAGCAGACGGACAGCAGCTACTATAACACGCTGTGCCAGAACTACGGCCTGATTCTCAAGGTGTACGCGCGGCGGCTGTGGGTCTATGACCGGGAAGCCTACAAAGCCAAGTGTGCGGTGAAGACCATTGACCGGACAGACATCATCCGAGGAAGTATGGGCTGGTCTACCGAGCTTTCCGGCACATATACGGGCGGAACGTTTGACTACACGGACGCGGATAAGGACTGGGACATTTCCTGCAAGGTGGGCGGCGGCGCACATATCAAAAGTGTAAACCGCAGAGCAACGAGCGTACAGGACGCAGCGGTGCAGCTCTGCGCGGAGCTGAATAACGCCAACCACGGAAAAGTCAAGCTGCGTTTCAGTTTGCCGGGCGACTGGACACTCAGCGCGGGCAACAACATTACTGTGACCGGCTACGGCGGAGGACCTTCCGGCTCGTCGGGCGGTATCAACGGGAAATATTTTATCGACAAGGTAACACACCAGTTTACCCGCAGCGGCGGATTTACCACGCAGATTGAATGCAGTCTGGTTCAAAAAGGGTTCCACCCATGCGATGTGGGCGGCTCCATTGTGTATAACGCCAAGGAAGAAGCGGCGAGCGACGCTTCCTATACCGATTCTTACGAAACCAGTACAGCGGCGACGGCGGCCAGTAAAGCAGCCGGTGCGGAGGCAGGTAGCCCGGTGACGCTGACAAACGCGCCGTTTTATTACACGAGCGTAGCCAAAAATCCGAGCTGCTACAAAAGCGGTGTCTTTTATTTCTACGACGGCATTTTGATCAATGGGCGGTATCGGATCACGAACAGCGCGGCACGGTGCGGGAAGCTTCCCGTGGGGCAGAATGTAACGGGCTGGGTTCCGGCCAGCTACTGTATTGCGGAAAGCGACGCAGCCGGGGGGACTACAACAATGGCGGTGAGATAATGGCAAGCACAATCCGTGTGGGGCGCGTCAGCTCCATCAATTACGAAAGCGGAACATACGAAGTGACGTATGCCGACCGGGGAAAAACCGTCACCCGGCGCATTAACGCCATGAGCAACGGCGAATACAAAATGCCGAAGGTCGGTCAAATCGTGAGTGTCTGCCACACGAGCAACGGCACGGCAGCGGCGACGACCACCGGCACGGTATGGAACCGGAGCAATCGCCCGGCGGAGGGATTCGCCGGACTTTACCGCAAGGAATACGCCGATCAGCGCGGGCAGGCCTATGAGCGCTATGACGCAAACAGCGGCGTTTACACGCAGTATACCGACAAACGCACCGGGCGGAACTGCAATGGGGATATCTTCGACGAGGCAAAGGGCACGATCAGCATGCTCGCTGACAAGATCATTCAGATCACGAGCCGCGCGAAGAGTGTCAGCATTCACGGAAAAGAAGGCGTCGGTCTGGGCTCTGAAAAGAGCATCACCATTGACGCTGTAGAAAACATCCATCTGGAAGCCGAGGGCAATCTGGATGAAGGTTCTGCCGGAGACCGGGCTTTGACGGTGGGCGGCAAGGACACGGAGCTTTACAAGGGCAAGGCCGAGCGGGAGTATCAGGACAGCGTTACGGTGAAGATGACGGGTGACGTCACGCTGGATATCAACGGCGTTTCAATCAAAATCGGCGCGGACGGAAAAGTCACAATTCGCTCTACCGGAAAAATTGATGTAAAGGCGGAAGAAATCAAGCTGTCAGGCAATTCGCAGACCATGATCTTCTGAGGCCGGGAGGGCTGATGAATGGTAGGAAGCTATATGGGACGGGTGTTCACGGTGAGCAGCCGGAGAATTTTCACGCCGAATAATCTGAAAGGCAGCGCCGGGAGCGACTGGGCAAGCCACGAAATCATCGGCGGCAAGGCGCAGAGCCAGTGGGTAGGACCCAAACTGAAAAGCTACACAATGGATATCCTCCTGCGCGCGCAGGACGGTGTGAGCCCGCGCGCGACGCTGAACTTCTTCCAGCGCGCGGCAGAAAGCCAGATGGCGGACTGGTTCATCATCGGCGGAAGGCCGCTTTCGGAGAATCCCTTCAAGCTGGTAAGCGTGAGCGACGAGTGGGATACGGTGCTGAACGGCGGCGTGCTGATTGAGTGCCGGGTGAGCCTGAGCATTGAGGAATACGCATGATTCATACAGAGGATATTGTGATCGAGATTGAAGCCGGGAACGTGGACGACAGCACCATACGGGAGGTCTACCGGAATTTACAGGTTCTGTATGGTACGGAGACGGGAGAGCAGGCGCTGGATCGAAGCTTCGGCATTGACATCAGCATTCTGGACAATCCGCAGGAGGCGGCGAAGGCGCTGCTGGCGGCGGAGTTTGTACGAAAGACGAAAGAATACGAGCCCAGAGTTCGCGTAGAACGGGTGGAATGGGTCCAGGACTACGCCGAAGAAGGCGGTATCATCCCAAAGGTGGTGGTGAGCTTTGTCTAACATCAAGGAACTGGCGAATGTGCCGGAGATCAGCTTCATTGAGAATATGAGCCTGCAGGAGACAGAAGAGCTCGTCCGGGCAAATTATTTGCGCATTTTCAAAGAGCGAACCGGTGAGGACGCAAGTCTTGGAGAGGCGGATACAAAGAATCTTCTGATCAAGTCATTCAGTCTGGTTCTGCATCAGGTGATGCAATACATCGAAGCAAAAGGCCGTGCGGAACTGCTGAAGACCTCCACGGGCGATGCGCTCGATGAGCTGGCGGCACTTTTCGGCATTACAAGACAGACGGCCAGGCGTGCAACCTGCATTGTCCGGTTCACGCTCTCGGGCGCAAGAAGCGAGCCAACGGCCATTCCCGCCGGTACACGGGTGAAAACTTCGAACGGTAAGTATTTCAACACTGTGGACTATGCGGAGATTGCCCCAGGGGAACTGACCGTGGATATTCCCACGCAGGCAGAGGAAGCGGGCGCGGGCAGCAGCGGCATCGCCGCCGGAGAGATCAACACGCTGGTTGATCCGATTGCTTATGTGGCAAGCGCGGTGAGCATCGAAGACAGTCACGGCGGACTGAATGTGGAAGACGATGATGGTCTGACAGAACGGGTGTGGCTGGCTCCCAGCAAATATTCCTGCGCAGGTCCGCGCGACGCTTACACCTACTATGTGAAGGAATGGCGGACGGATGTGGACGATGTGCAGATTGTCAGCCCGGAGCCGTGCGTGGTGCATGCATACGTTGTCTTTACCGGCGGCGTGTTGCCGACGGAAACCGAGCGGGCAGAGCTGGCGGAGTATCTGAACGGCGATACCATCCGGCCATTGACGGATATCGTAAGCTGCCCGGCAGCGGAGGAAGTGGGCTATGATATTGCACTTACCTACTGGATTGCGGCCAGCGACCAGAAAAGCGCCGGAACCATTCAGGCGCAGGTGGAGGCGGCAATCGATGCGTATGAAAGCTGGCAGCGCAAGCTTGGGCGGGATATCAATCCGACGGAGCTTGTGTACCGGGTTCGCGCGGCGGGGGCAAAACGTGTCCGGCTGACGCAGCCGGCGGATCTTGCAGTCGACCGAACACAGCTTCCTCGGCTGAATGCGCGAACCGTAACCTACGGAGGGCTGGAAAATGATTAAAAGTCTGCGCCAAGCCCGGATGACGGACGGCCTTCCAAGGGTAGTCAAACGGCAGGAATGGGTCATTGCCCTTTCTGAAGCGCTGGGATTGGCGTTTGGGCAGACGCTGGACTTTACCGACAAAAGCCAGATTTATACGCAGCTGGACAGCGCGCCGGAGGCCGTTTTGGATGTGCTGGCCGTCAACTGGAAGATCGATTGGTACGATACCGGGTTCACGCTGGAACAGAAGCGGAAAACCGTCAAGACGGCGCTGATGGTACGGCGGCTGATGGGCACGGCGGCTGCTGTAAAGCTGCAAGTCCACACGTTGTATCCGGACGCCATGATCGAGGAATGGTTCGAGTATGACGGGCATCCCGGATGCTTCCGGGTGATCGTTCCGCTGCCGGAGGTTGGAATTTCGGCGGCGGATTACCGGCGGCTCAAGACCGGAATCCTGACCACAAAGAATGAGCGCAGTCATCTGGATGTGATCGACATCCGGCATGAGACAACGGGTATCGTCGTTGTGGGCGGATGCAGCTGCATGCGCCAGACCATTGAGGTGTGGCCGGAGCTTGCCGCGTGCATTGACGTTTCTGTGGAGCGGAAAGCTTCAGCGGGAAGCCGCGCGGCGGAGCGTGTGGAGGTATGGCCGGGCGCCCTAAAGGCCGTAGAGATTACCGTATACAGGCAGCAGCGCGGCGGCGCGCAGATGCAAAGGATGCTGGAAGTGTGGCCGGAACTGGTAACGCAGGTGGAGGCGGCGGCTGAACTGGGCGAATGCGGCTTGAGCGCCGCGCGTCAGTGCGTCGAAATATACCCGGAAGATGGAGGACAGACATATGGATACTGAAAACGTAGTTGTCAGCAGGCAGAACCGAAAGTACAAAACCCTCGTGACAGATATCGGCAATGCGAAAATGACCAACGCCATTCTGAACGGCAAAAAGGTCAACGTCGTTGCAGCGGTGGTGGGCGACGGCGGCGGAAGCTACTATGTTCCCACGGCGGACATGACGGAGCTGGTTCATGAGGTCTGGCGCGGTGGGATTGCCAGCAAGGAGATCAACGGCAAGTCGCCGAACATGCTGGACGTGAAAGTGGTTCTGCCCGGTAAGGTGGGCGGGTTTACTGTGCGCGAATGCGGCATCATCGATGATGAGGGCGACCTGATTGCGGTGTGCAATATGCCGGATGCGGAAAAGGCTATCATCGAAGACGGCATTTCTGCCGCGCTGACCATCATCATGCACATTGTGATGACCAATGGGGACGCACTCGAGTTTACGCTGGATCCGACAATTGACGCGGCCAGCGCGGTAAGCGCGGCATTTACCATTTTGCAGGATGCATGGGAATTTGTTGAGGAAGAGGACGAGAGCGGGTACTTCTATACGGCAGATGTTCCGTGCGACGAAGCAACCGCCGCGCACACGCCGATTGTGACGTTGGACAAGCGCAGTCTGGCGGGAGCCGGGGCATGCGGGCTTTGTCCGACCGTCGAAACGGTGAGCGGGGCGCTGCGCTTCTGGGCAGTTGACGCACCGAATGAAGATTTGCACGGAACGGTTCTGCTGGTGAGTCACGGAGGCGGTTCCGGCGGGGACGGGAATTACGTTCTGCCTGCCGCAACGCAGTACAGGCTCGGCGGCGTGAAGATCGGAGACGGGCTGGTTGTGGACAAGGAAGGAACCTTGAGCGTAGATGCAGCCAACACAGAAGAAACGACCGGCGCACTGGATGAGGTTTTTGGCGCGCAGAGCGGCGAATAGACCGCCCCATAATTTCATAGCACCGCCCTTACACAGCGGCGGTATTTTTAGCGACAATTCCGGGGGCATCCCCGAAGTTGAATATTTTTTAAGGAGGACTATATCATGTCCAAATTCGTAAATCTCGAACAGATTAAGGTGCTTGCCAACAAGGTCAAGAGCGAAGACGCTGCGCTCGGCGCGAAGATCGAAGGTATTGCTGCCAAGGTAGAAGGCCTTGTCGCGACCGGCGGCGAAGCCAACATCCTCGAAGGTGTGAAGGTCAACGGCCAGGCCCTTGCCATCACCGACAAGATGGTCGACATCCTGATTGCCTCCGGCGAGGAAAACGGCACGATTTCCGTTAACGGTGCAGCTGTTGCCGTTAAGGGTCTGGCCGCGCTTGCCTACAAGTCTGAGATCACTGAGGACGAGCTGGGCGAAGCGCTGAAAGCTTCCATCGCCGCGAAGGCCACGAAGGCCGATCTGGACGCGCTGACCGTCCGCGTGGGTGACATTGAGAAGGCCGGTTATCAGACCGCCGAGCAGGTTCAGGCTGCGATCGCTGCTTCCGGCCACGCGCATTTTGAGGTTGCCGAGACCGACCCGACCGCCGAGGGCTTCGAGGCGCAGGAAAACGTCATGTACCTGTACATGAACAGCAAGACCAAGCACTATGACATCTACGCCAAGGTCGGTGAGAACGTTGTTCTGCTGGACGACACCACGGTCGATCTGAGCGAGTACGCCAAGACCGCCGACGTGACCTCTGCCATCAGCGCGGCCATTACTGCGCTGAACATCGACCAGTATGCGACCGACGACGATCTGACCGCCGCTGTTGAGCGCGTGACCGCGCTGGAAACCGCGATTGCCAACGTCTACACCAAGAAGGAAGTGGACGACAAGCTGGCCGGTAAGATGGACAAGGCCGACATGGACGCTTACGCCACCGACGAAGAGGCCGCGCAGGCTGCTGCTGACGCAGTTGCGGGCGCGCAGGCCAGCGACACGGAGTTCAACGCGGCCATGAATGAGGTCTGGACGCCTTCGGAGGGCTGATCACCTCCCGCAAAACAGGAAAATGAATGGGTCGGGGGCGCAAGTCCCCGACTCTCTTATCAGGAGGTGAAACCCGATTGGCTGACAAGAAGAACGTAACACTGGCGCAGCTGGCGGAATTTGCCCGCAAGGCAGACGCGCGGCTGGATGATTTGGAGCTCGGCAAGGAGAACAAGGTTTCGCCCGTCAGCATCACGATTCCGGCGGAGGGGTGGGCGGCGGAAACGGATGAGGCCATGGCGTCCTATCCCTTCTACTACGATATCGCGGCGGAAAGCGTGACGGCAAAGGACCGCGTGGACATTGCGATTGCCCCGGGCAGCATGGATACGGCGATTGACTGTGGGCTTTGCCCCACGAATGAGACGCAGGCCGGGAAAATCCGGGTATGGGCGCGCACCGTCCCGGCGGGGGCGATTTCCGCTGAATACCGGCTGAGTCAGGGAAAGGAGTAAGACTATGGCTTTTGGATCTGTAAACGTCGGTCAGGCAAAGGCCGACGACAGCAAGTACATCGGCAGCGACCGCGTGGGCGTGCCGGGCGGTATGGCGACGCTGGACGCGAACGGGAAGCTGACAAAATCGCAGTGCCCCGACGTTGACGCGTACACAAAACAGCAGACGGATGCTCTCATTGACGGGGACGTGGCCGCGCACAACGAGGACACCTCTGCGCACGGCGATATCCGCGCGGCTGTCTCGGCTGTGGAAGCGTCCGTCAAGGCGCTGGAGCTGAAATACGGCACGGATATCACGGGCAATCCGTTCAGCGTCGGCTTTGCGACGCTCGATGGGGTGGTCGTGACCGGCGTATGGAATGCGTCGCTCGGACGGATTGAATTTTAGGAGGGAGGGGTATTATGAGCGGCACAAAGCTTGCCAACAAGGAAGTTGGCAGCATTGTTAAACTGAACGTAAACGGCGCGGCGACGGAGTTCCTTGTCGTGCATCAGGGCTTGCCGTCGGGGATTTACGACGCGTCCTGCAACGGTACATGGCTGCTGATGAAGGACTGCTACGAGTCCCGTGCATGGCACAGCTCGAACGTCAACGACTACGAAAACAGCGACATTCATGCCTACTTGAACAGTTCGTTCTTAGGCTTACTTGACAGCAATATTCAGGAGGCTGTTAAGCAGGTCAAGATTCCGTATCGTGCCGGGTCTGGCGTCAAAAAAACTGTAACCTCCGGCGCAGGTGGTCTCCCGGCAAAGATTTTTCTTCTCAGTGCCAACGAAGCAGCTTTGGTCTATAACACGTTGCCAACAAACGAAGGTGCAACTCTGTCTTATTTTACCGGCTGTGACGCCAGCGCTGCCGATGAAAAGCGTGTTGCACATCTGAATGGCACAGCCACAGAATGGTGGCTTCGCTCTCCAAATTGCTACGCCAACAATGGCGCGACGCGTGCTGTAACCATGAACGCTAAGGGGCGTGGGAACGTTGCCAATTGCTCCAATGCAAACGGCATCCGCCCGGCGTTTGTGCTCCCGGATACGCTCCTTGTTTCTGAGGACGGTACAGTTACCACAAACACGCCCCCGACTATCACCAGTACCAGCGGTGCGAGTGGTGTGAACCTCGGCAGTAAGACGGCGGCGTTCGACTTCAAGTACACGCCCAACGATGCCGACGGCGACAAGCTGACGGTCACGGAAAAACTGGACGGTGTCGTGAAGAAGACGCGCACGAATGTCGCCAGCGGTACGCAGCTTACCTTCGAGTGCGCCAGCACCGCGGCGGAGTTCCAGAAGATTTTGAACGGTTCGCACACGATCACCATTGAGGTCAGCGACGGCAAGGACACGGTGAGCTTCACGGCAGGCTTTGCCAAGGCCGTCTACTCTGCGTCCATCACGCTCAAGGAGCCTCTGGCCGTGGACGGCGACATCACGGTCGCAATCATGTCCGTGCTCGGAGAGATTCCGGCGGGCGCGACGTACAAGGTCGAGGCCACGAACAACGCCAAGGATGCGAGCCCCGTGTGGCAGGACGTGACCGAGGAAGTCAAGAACGGCTCGAACATTGTCTTTGAGAACAACGTGGCGTCTGCTGGCGCTGCGTTTAATTTCCGCATCACGGTTGCGCGCGGCACGTCCGCTGGTGGGTACATCTCCGGCGTTTCGGGCGCGTTCCAGTAAGGAGGCAGCTATGGGACTTACATGGAAAAAGGAAAATCTGCCGGGTCTTGCCGAAAAGCAGCTCGACATGGCAAATACGGCCTGCCAGAAGAGCATTTACGCCGGTATCGACGTGGAGCTCAGCGGCGGCACGGAGCATTTCGCACTTGAAATTCACGACCAGCAAAACATTGAATCCATGTTTACGGCGGTGACGCTCGGCGCGAAGGAGCAGCAGTATCACAGTGACGGCGGTGCGGTCAAGACTTATTCCGCCGCCGACGTCGTTGTGCTGTATGCGGCCTATCGGAGCTTCGTCACGAAGCACACGACCTACTGCAATCTGCTCAAGACATGGATTAAACGGGAGACAGATAAGGCGGTCATCGGTGCGATCCGGTACGGCGATACGTTGCCGGACGATCTGACCGCGCAGATGCAGACGATTCTTACCGCTGCGGCGGCGCAGCTCACCAGCATCACGAACGCGGTCAGCGACGGTGCGTTTGCCGACAAGATCGCGTCCTTGGAGAGCCAGATGACCGAGACGCAGATGGGTCTGTGCGAGGTCTATGAGCAGGTCATCGCGGGCACAGAGGAGGGCTAACAAATGGCAAGAGTTTACGCAAGCTTGATTCGCAAGGGCGAAAAAACCATTGAGGATGTTCCGAAGCCGCTGAGAAAGGCGGTACTGGAACTGCTCAAAACAAGTGAGAACGGAGCTGAGGGCTGATGAAAAGCCCCTGGCTCTTTCTTTTATCCATTTTTCTGAGAAAGGAGGAAGACGAAATGGCAGTTGTCTACGCAACCCTTATCGTGAAGGGCAAGAAGACCATTGATCAGGTTCCTGCCCGTCTGCGCAAGCAGGTCGAGGAAATCCTGACCGATCTGGAAGTCGAAATCTGACGCGGCGGGAGGGGCGGGTTCTCCGCCCCTCTTCTATCACGAAGGAAGGAGGGTGTCACGCAAATGGACACTCCCATTACGCGGGCGGAGCACGAGGAGTTCCGTCGAAGACTCGAGGAGGAAAACCGGCGGCAGGATAAGCGCATCGAGCTGCTGGAGGACAATATGCGAGAGCTCAATCAGCTGACGACCTCGGTCGGGAAGCTGGCCGCGAGTGTCGAGAGTATGGTCAAGGAGCAGGAAAAGCAGGGGCAGCGGCTCGAGACGCTCGAAGGCCGGGACGGAAAGCTGTGGCGGAAGTTTCTTGGCTATGTCATTTCCGCGGTCGTCGGCATAGTCGTCGGCTTCGTCTTCCGGCAGGCTGGGATGTAGGGGGCAGGCCATGAACGTCTTTTGGATGATCGTGGCCGCCTTTTTTCTTGGATCGGGCAGCGTTCTGTTTCTTTGCGGGCGTGCGCTGAGGCGCATGCGAAGGAAGCTGCGCGAGCTCCGGGAAAGCGACGAGGCAAGAGCGAGAAAACAAATTGAGACTATGAAGAAGGTGGTCTGGCTCTGTCTGGGAAACGGCTTTGCTTGGATATGGTGCAGCTATGTCCTTGCGTATATGGGGCGGGAGCAGATTGCGGAAACACTGTCCTCGGTAGCTGTGAAGGAGATTATCGGGGTGGTTCTGGTTTATGCGGCAAAGTCGGTGCTGGAAAACCTGAGCAAGAATAATTGCTGGCCGGACAAGCCGGACGCGTCTGAACCAGCGCAAGAGGATCACCCGGGCAATGACCTGTAATAGGAGGATGAAACGAAATGACAGAAAATCAGCTGCGGCAGAAGATCGTAAAAACTGCGGCCGGCTATCTTGGCTGCAAGGAAGCGGACGGAAGTCACCGAAAGATTATTGACCTGTACAACAGCCACAAGCCGCTGGCCGGAAATTACGCGGTGAAGTACACCGACGCATGGTGTTCCACGTTTGCAAGCGCCGTGGCGATTGCGGCGAAGATGACGGATATTATCCCGACGGAGTGCGGATGTGAGCGGCATATTGAGCTGTTTAAAAAGCTTGGTGCGTGGGTGGAAGACGACGCGTATGTGCCGAAGCCCGGCGACTATATTTTCTACGACTGGCAGGACGGCGCGGACTTTGCGTCGACGGATTGCACAGGCGTCGCGGATCATGTGGGCATTGTGACCGAGGTCAGCGGCGGCAGCATCACGGTGATTGAGGGCAACATGAGCGACGCTGTGGGCTATCGCCATCTGAGCGTCAATGGACGGTACATTCGCGGCTACGGCGTGCCGAACTATGCCAGCAAGGCAACGAGCGGCAGCACGAAGCCCGGAAAGACGGAAGCGCCGGCCGAAACTGTATCCGGGAGTGCGGATGCGCACAAGGTTGGCGATGTGGTGGAGTTCACCGGAACACAGCACTATGTGAGCGCAAGCGCCAGCACGGGCTCTTCCTGCAAGCCGGGAAAAGCGAAGGTGACGCAGGTATATCAGGTGGGAAAGGCAAAGCATCCGTATCATCTGATTGCCGTAAATGGCGGCGGAAGCACGGTATATGGTTGGGTAAACGCAGCGGACATTGCCGCTGCATCTTCTGCGCGGACGCACACGGTGGTTCGCGGTGACACGCTGTGGGGCATCGCGGCAGCGTATCTTGGCGACGGGAGCCGGTATACGGAGATCATGCAGAAGAACGGGCTAAGATCCGTCATCATCAAAATCGGACAGGAATTGCAGATTCCCGCGAAGTAAGGAAGGAAAAGCAGTATGGAGCTTGCACTGGATATTACGGTCGTTGTCGCCATCATCGGCGCGCTGACCGTTGTGACGAACATCATTGTTGAGGTTCTGAAACGGGCTACGTGGGAGAAAATGCCCACAAACCTGTTGGCCGTCATCGTGGCGATGGTGCTGACGCTGGTGGCCTTCTTCGGGTACATGGCATATCTGGGGATTGCCGTCATGTGGTATTACGTGGCCGCCGCCGTGGTGGTTGGATTTGCCGTGGCGTATGCGGCAATGTTTGGCTTTGATAAATTGAAGGAAGCCATTCAGCAGATGAAAAAGAATACGATGTAAAGAAAACCTCCCGGCGGATGTCCAGTGCGGACAGCTGCCGGGAGGTTTTTCGTTTGTGCGGAACATCTCCAAAATCAATATGGCGAGGCCGACCTGAAAATATTTATGCCGTAGGCTTTTAGCCTACGGCATTTTCCAAAATGAAGCAGCTGACGCTTGACATTCTGCGTTTTTATGGGTTATTATCCCAAAAAAACGAAGGAGGAAAAGACCTGTGAGCAGCGAAAAAGGACGGCGGTTTTCCCATCTCAAGTGGAAAGATCGGTTAAAAATCGAAAAACTGTTGAAAGAGGGGTGGAAGGTCAAAGACATCGCGGCAGCGCTTCGGGTAAGCGACTCCACCATTTACCGGGAGATCAAGCGCGGGCTGACGGTACAGCGCACCACGGAGCTGATCGACCGCGAAGTCTACTGCCCAGATGTGGCGGAGGATAAGTATCGGGCGAATCTGGCCGCTAAGGGTCCGGCGCTGAAGCTGGGCAACGACTACCTTCTGGCGGCGTATATCGAGGACAAAATCGTCAATGAGCGTTACTCCCCGGAGGCAGTGCTGATGAAGATCAAAGAGGATGGGCTGCGCTTCTCCGTGGCGCTCTCCAAGTGGACGCTGTATTCGTACATTTCAAAGGGCATTTTCCTTGGCGTCACAAATAAGAATCTTCCGCGCGGCGGAGGGAAGCAGAAAACGTATCGAAAGGTGCGGCAGGCGCATCTTTCACGCGGAGACAGCATTGAGGACAGGCCACAGGAAATTCTTCTGCGTGATATCTTCGGGGACTGGGAGATGGACACAGTTGAATCCTGCAAGTCAGACAAGACACGCCTGCTTGTTCTGACAGAAAGGATGCTCCGGCGGGAAATCATTACGAAAATACCGGACGGGACAGCGGCCAGCGTCGTGCGCGCGCTGGATCGGCTGGAACGAAAGCTTGGCTCGAAAGTATTCCGGCAAGTGTTTCGTACCATTACCGTTGACAACGGCAGTGAGTTCTCCGACTGCGACGGCATGGAGCGCTCGCGTCTGGTCAAACAGAATCGGACGCATGTTTATTACTGCCATCCGTACAGCGCATATGAGCGCGGGAGCAATGAGAACGCGAATATTCTGATCCGGCGGTGGCTCCCAAAGGGGACGAAGCTGGCGGACGTGACGAAAGAAGAAGTACGGCGTATTGAAGATTGGATGAACAACTACCCGCGAAACATTCTGGGCGGGAAATGCGCCAACACGGCGATTGCTGAATGGGCGGCGGCACAAGGTGCGGAAGTTCCGGCGTTAAGGAGCTGAGAGGAAACAGGAAAAACGAGGGTAAAAAGGATATGAAATCACGGAGGCTGCCAGCGGAAGAGGGCTGGCGGTCTGGTCGTGCTGTCTAAATTGCACAGAAATGTACAGAATTTTTTGGTGAGATGCAGTTGCATTTATTGCTTGACTTTTCATTGGTCAAGTAGTAAATTAAATGCAGAAAAAAGTTAAACGCTTTTTTCTGCATTATTTTTTTATCCATTTCAGGGTGTGAAATGGCGGAAATGAGGTTACGAACGATGAAAACGCTGACGCTTGAGGATCGGAAAAGGATGGAACAGATGTGGAGCGGCAACGCCTCCCCTGTCCAGATTGCCGCCGAGCTTGGAATCAGCTTGTGCACCGTATACACGGAACTGAAACGTGGTCAGAGGGCGGATGCGCGAACGGGTGAGATTGCGCTGGATCGAAACTTTCGTCCGGAGTACAACGCGGAGCTTGGTGAGAAGACCTACCAAAGCAATCTGCGAAAGCGTGGCCGCCGCTCGAAAGCGACGCCGAGCGTGAAAGGAGCCTAAGAAAATGACCAACTTTGAAAAGATCACACAGTCCCCGGAAACGTTGGGCGAGTTTCTTTCTTCGCTCTCTGTGCCGGAAGGACCGTGGGACAAGGAGTTCCAGAGAAATTATTGTGCTGGCTGCGGGCGCGTGAATTGCAATAACGGGAAGAACTGCTACCACAAGGAACAGCAGAACAGCCCGATATGGTGGCTTGGATTGGAGGCGAAGACAGATGCGAACCAGTAAAGTTGGAAAGTTCTTTATGGGGTTGCTGCTGGCAATGATCTGTTTCTGCCTCGGCCTGCTGCTCATGATGGACAAGGTGGATGCCTGCCTGGTGGAAGAAGAGTCCGTGGAACCGGAGGTCGAGCGGGTGGTTCCGCTGGTTTTAGAGGAAAAGGTAAGCAATAAGCAGATACAGGCGGTTCCTGTGCCGATGGTATACATTGAAGCGACGGTCGAGTATGTGCTGGAACCGGTGCCGGAGGCCGAACCGGCAGCCGAGCCGGAAGAAGAAACGATTTCGTTTACATACCGGGAAGAGATTCCGTTAAGCGAGGAATTACAGGAAGCCTTATGGGAAGCGTGTCAGGAGTACAGCATAGATACGGCGCTGGTGCTGGGCGTGATCGAGGTCGAAAGCACGTTCCGCACGGACGCGGTGAGCTGCGTGGGGTGCTACGGGCTGATGCAATTGAATCCGGCGTATTTCCCGTCTGATTTAAGTCCGGCGGAGAATATTCAGCATGGCGTGAAATTTCTGGCGGAACTGCTGGAACGATACAGCGGAGACGAAGGCGCGGCTCTGACTGCCTATAATGCCGGACATGACACGGGAAGCCGCGTGTATGCGCAGAAGGTTCAGGCTGCGGCGGAAAGGTGGCGCGAGGCATGAAGGCGCTGATTGGCGGAAGCCCATGTACGCATTGGAGCATTGCGCAGACAAAGAACCGGGAGACGGAAGCAAGCGGTGTAGGCTGGGAATTGTTCTTGAATTACCGAATTGCGCGGGACAAGTACCAGCCGGACTATTTCCTGTATGAAAACAATAAATCCATGTCGCCCGCTATCCGGGCACAGATCACGGCGGAGTTAGGCGTGGAGCCTGTCCTGATCAACTCCGCGCTGGTATCGGCGCAGAACCGTCAGCGGCTTTATTGGGTCGGCAAGCGGAACCCGGACGGTACATACAGCCAGGTGGACGTGAAGCAGCCGGCAGATTGCGGGATTCTGCTTCGGGACATTCTGGAAAGCGGCGTCTGTTGGCGCGAAAAATCGTACACGCTGAAAGCAAACTACCGAAAAACGTCTGATGCAAATTATTTTGACGGCGGTCATTTTCCTGCGCCTGGAGCGGCAGAACCGGTAAGGGTCGGTGTGGTCGAGAGTACGGCGGCGGAAACGGAGTTTGATGTCTCCAAGCAGTACAGGGTCTATTCGCCGGACGCGAAGGGTACGGCGCTTTGTGGCAACGGCGGTGGAGCGGGCGCGAAGACCGGGCTTTATGCCGTGCCTGTGGCTGGGCGCGTTGTGGGACGCAGGATCAATGAACAGGGGCACCGCGACGATTACAACGAAGTAATTCCCCATTTTCAGTATTTTGAGGTCAACGAAGACGGGCAGAAAACGAACTGCCTGACGACCGTCCAGAAGGATAACGTGGTTGCCGTTCCCGTCCGCGTCGGCGCTATGCCGAACATGGACGGAGAACTCGGCACCAGCCAAAGCCGCCGCATTTACAGCGCCGAAGGAAAAAGCGTATCCATACAGGCAAGACCGAATGGCGGTGGAGCTGACGGCGCGGCGACCGGGTTGTATGCTGTGCCTGCCACGGCGGGTGGAAAGCAAGTGCCGGTCTATGAAGTGCGCGGCGGACGGATCACCATTAAAGGAAAGACCTACCCCATTAAGCTGGCTGATGGCTTTTACATCATTCGAAAACTGACCGTGACGGAGTGCAAACGCCTCCAGACCGTGCCGGACACATACGCCTTTCCCGTCAGCAACACCCAGGCATATAAAATGTTGGGCAACGGCTGGACCGTGGACGTGATCGCCCACATTATGCGCCATTTCGAGGGGCTGACGGAAGAGCCAGTGGAAGTGCTTTCCATGTATGACGGTATGAGCTGCGGGCATATCGCGCTGGACAAGCTGGGTGCGGCGGTTTCTGCCTACTATGCGACCGAAATTGACAAGTACGCCATCCAGACCACGCAGCACAATTTCCCGGATACCGTGCAGCTGGGCGACGCGTTTCAGGTGCGCGAGGAGAATTGGCGTTTGCCGGAGGTTCCGGCGTGAGTCAGAGCGTAAAAGCGGATTTTGCCCGGACGTGCGAGGGCTGCCGGTTTATCGCTACAGAGCAGTGGCCGAATGGCAAACAAGTCTTTCGGTGTGGCGCGGACGGGCGATGCAAGGGATACATCGTCGGGATTGAGCGGCTTTTGCCCTATGTCCCGGCGTGGTGCCCGGAGAAAAAAGGAGGAACGAATGAGCAAAGCGGTACTGATCAGCATCCAGCCTTTGTGGCGCGACAAAATCGTGAAGGGCAGGAAAACAATTGAGGTGCGCAAGACGCGCCCGAAGATGAAACCGCCATTTAAATGCTACATCTATTGCACAAAAGCAAAAGAACGGCTCGTTGCTATCCTGAAAGATGGCGACAAGAATTACGGGGAGATTTATCACGGTAAGACGGCCTTCATAAAAACGGAAAAGGGCTCAGTCTGCGATATGTGGGGCAAGCGCCAAAAGGTCATCGGAGAATTCGTGTGCGATGAGATTTTTGATTTGCCGTGGGGCGCGAGAATTCCGTCGGATATTGCGAGGGGCGCGTGCCTCGAACCGGGCGAAATCCACCAGTATCTCGGTGTAAGCTCTGGTTACGGCTGGCACATTTCCAACCTCAAGATTTACGATACGCCGCGAGAGCTGAGCGAATTCCGGCGGGCGTGTAAAAATGACTGGTACTGTGAGAGCTGCGCCATGTACCGGGAACATGAAGGAATCTGTGGCAATGCAAGCTTGCAGTTACGACGTCCGCCGCAGAGCTGGTGTTATGTGGCGGAGCTATGAGGATTGGACTTATTGACGTGGACGGGCACAACTACCCGAATCTGGCGCTGATGAAGCTGTCGGCGTGGCACAAACGGCAAGGCGACACGGTGGAATGGTGGTGGGGATTTGAGCACTACGACCGCGTGTATATGTCGAAGGTCTTTGACGACACGTACACGCCGGATATCCCGGAGCCGGTGAACGCGGACGAAATTGTCAAGGGCGGAACCGGATATGGTTTAGAAAACTGCCTGCCGGAGGAAATTGAGCATATCTATCCGGACTACAGCCTTTACCCGGAGCTGACACGGGATACCGCATACGGTTTTCTGTCTCGCGGGTGTCCTCGTGGTTGTCACTTCTGCATTGTGGCGAGCAAAGAAGGCCTGCGCTCTGTGAAGGTGGCAGATTTATCCGAGTGGTGGAGCGGGCAGAAAAACATTGTACTGATGGACCCAAATCTTCTGGCCTGCCCCGAGCGCATAGACCTTCTGGGGCAGCTGGCCGAGAGCGGTGCGTGGGTCGACGTCAATCAGGGCTTCGACTGTCGGCTTCTGACGCCGGAGGTTGTCGGCGCGATCAACAAGATCAAGCTCAAAGACGTACATTTCGCGTGGGACTATATGCGAGAGAGCGACGCGGTGCTTCGGGGGCTGCGCCTGTACGCGCAAATGGCGGCGAGACGGCCACACGGAAGCTGGGCGACGGTTTACACGCTGGTAAATTACGATACCAGCATGGAAGAAAACCTGTACCGGATTTATACGCTGCGGGGGCTTGGCTACGACCCGTACGTGATGATCTACGACAAGCCGCATGCGCCGCGAGAGGTGCGGCTGCTGCAAAGATGGTGCAATAACCGGCTGATTTTTCGGGCGGAGCCGGATTTTAAGAAATATGACCCGAAGAGAGGATGACGGACTGTGACATGCGAAAGAGCAATTGAGATTTTAGACCCGGAGCACCGGGAGCATTATGAGAACGTTGGAGTTGTGGAAGAGGCCTGCCGGATGGGCATGGCGGCGCTGAGAAAGCAGATTCCCGCTGCGCCTGTACTGAGCGGGGACGGTTATGCTGACGGCGAGCTGGTATACGACACGTGGGAATGTCCAAACTGTGGCAAAGCGTATGAGGTGGAGTGCGACCGGCACGCTCATTGCCCGAGCTGCGGACAGGCGATTGACTGGGAGGTTGGGCAATGAGGCCGATTGACGCAGATGCGGTATATAACAAAGCCTTGGAGAATCGGCAAAAGGGCGAAATCGAAGACTGGGAATTTGATTCGATTGTCAATTACTTGGCTGGCGCGCCTACCATTAACGCCGCAACCGGCTTGTACTGCAAGGACTGTAAGAACTGGGTACGGCATACCGGCGTCGTGGATAGTCCAAACGGACATTGCTTCTATCTTGAGACGTGCATGAACGGCAATGATTTTTGCAGCTACGCGGAGGCCAGAACGAATGAATGAGGATAAAACGCCGCGGCCGGTGCTGAAATATCCGGGAAGCAAATGGAAGACGGCGGAATGGATTATCTCGCTCATGCCGCCGCACAAGAGCTATCTGGAACCGTTCTTCGGGAGCGGCGCTGTGTTTTTCAAAAAGCCGCCAAGCCGTATTGAGACAATCAATGATATGGACGGCGAGATTGTCAACCTGTTCCGGTGCATTCGTGAGCAACCGGAAGAGCTGGCGAGAGCTGTTGCCTGTACGCCGTATAGCCGGGAGGAATACGAGCGGGCGTGGAGCCGTTTTAAGGCAGGAACCCAAGCGCAAGCCGACGGAATTGAAGCCGCGCGGTCGACGTTGGTGCGATATTGGCAGTCGCATGGAAGTACCGTCGTCTACAAAGGCGGATGGAAAAATGATCGTGTTGGACGTGAGTACGCCTATGATGTGCGCTATTGGCGGCAGCTGCCGGAGTGGATCGTGAACGCGGCTGACCGTTTGAAATCGGCGCAGATTGAGCATGGCCAGGCAGTTGATGTGATCAGGCGTTTTCGCCATCCTGACGTGCTCATTTACGCGGATCCGCCGTATGTGCTCTCTACGCGAAAGGGCAAGCAGTACATTGTGGAGATGGCAGAGGATGCGCAGCACATAGAGCTGCTGAATGCACTGAAAGAACACCCCGGGGCGGTTATCCTGTCTGGCTATGAAAACGACCTGTACAACGAGCGCCTGCAGGGGTGGACAAAGCTCCACCGGAGGGCACAGGCGGAAGGCGGCGCGGCCAGATTGGAAACGGTGTGGTTGAATTACAAGCCGGACGAGGTAGAGAACCATGAACAAAGCACTTTTGAGCAGTAAAAAGATGGATTACTGTACGCCGCAGTGGCTATTTGATGCGCTCGACGACGAATTCCGTTTTGAGCTGGACGCTGCGGCTACGGAGAGGAGCACGAAATGCAGGCGGTTTTATACGCCGGAAACAGACGGGTTGGAAAACCCTTGGACAGTCGAGCCGGGGCATGCGGTGTTCTGCAATCCGCCGTATGGGCGCGAGATTGGGAAGTGGGTGGAAAAAGCGTATCGGGAAACCGAAAACGGCGTGACCTCGGTTTTGCTGATTCCGGCGCGGACAGATACGTCTTACTTCCACGAGTACATATACGGCCGGCAGGAAATTCGGTTTCTTCGCGGTCGGCTGCGATTTACGGATGAGGACGGGAATTACATGCTTGATGGGAAAGGTCTGCCAACGAACGCGCCGTTTCCGTCAATGGTGGTTATTTTCCATGCAAAAACGAAAAGGAGCGGTGAATGATGACGACAGATGCAATCGTGCGGGCGCTGCGGCATTATTCTGAACCTCGCATGGCGCGATTGTGCAATGACGCTGCCGACCTGATCGAGCTGATAAGAGACGAAAACATAGAGCTGCGCGAGGAAGTCAATTTGCGTGGAAACGCCGTTCGCGCTGCTGAGCGAAAGCGGGCAGAGGCCGAAGCTGAGCGGGACGCGGCGTTAGGTGAGATAAAGTACCGGGACGGGTGCTCTGTATGCAAAAATCTGTATGATTGCAGAAAAAACGGATGGCGCTGCGAAAGAGGTGGTTTGCACGACCGCGAACACTGGAAATGGAGCGGCTTGCCGGAAGCACAGCAGGAGGAAAAGGATGTCTAAGCCGAAGAAGCTGGGTATGCCGGCCGCTTACACCTCGAACGCCAGAGCTGATTTCCTGCGCCGGCCGAAAGAGGCGGAACGCCGGAAATGGACTGTTGCATGCGGAGAACGGATGGAGCGCATGTGGCAAAAGCGGTTGAAGCAGGAGGAGAAAGAGATGTTTGGGAGGTTAGAAAAGAATGTCTGATTATATCAAACGTGATGATGCCCTGAGAGGCGTTGAGCTTTTTCAGTGCGGATGGGCGGAGATCGAAGCTATACAGGCGGATTACATTGGCAGATTGCCAGCCGCCGACGTTGCGGAGGTGGTGTACTGTAAGGAATGCAAACACAAGGTGCGAACCGTTGCAGACGGCATTGTGCTCTGCTCTGAGAAGCACGGCATGATTAGACCGTCCGAGAATGATTTTTGCAGCTACGGAGAACGTGCTGCTGCGAAAACGTCTGGGAATGGTGGTTTGAACGTGTGTAAGGAGGGGCGCGTGTGAACGAGATTGCGGTCTATTCCTGTGTGGACCAGGAACACAACACGTGGATTTGCCGGGAATGCGGGTACATGGAGAATTTCGAGGCGGATGGACCGGCGGAGAACGGGTGGAGATTCTGCCCCGGCTGCGGCCATGAGATCGAGGCGGAGGCGGTCAAACCGTGCCCCTTCGACAACAGGGTTTGTGCGTGCCAGCTTTGCGAGAAGCAGTGCAACAATGGATTGAACTGTGCAGAGTGCCGCCGCGCGGGAAAGGCTGTGCATACCATCGAACTTTGCACGGGTTTCGTCGGAGACATCAAGCAGCACGTTAGAAACTGGATGCGCCATAACGGTGAAAAGGCTGACACCTGATAAAAAAGATTCTCCCCCGGCGCTCGCTGTGGGGGCGAGAGCTGAGGGAGAATCGTTCAAGATATTGCTGCGCGTGGGACTGATTTCTACTACATATTGTACCACGATGCGCAGCGTAAGTCAAGAAAGCGCCGCCGGGAGGCGGTGAACGGGCTCGTAATGGGTATTATGCTTGCTGCGAAAGCGTGCAGGAAGGAAGCTGGAAGCGCAAAGGGGTACAAGAATGTTGGACAGGTCTTTTATCCGGGAGAAGGTTGTTCACTGCGGAACGGATTTTCTGGCTCCGGAAATATATCCGTACAGCGGACAGCAGCAGCTGGCCGTGGGACGGAAGCGAGGAAAAAAACAAAATGTCTCCGCGCCGAAGCAAAAGAACCTGAATGATCGGAGAGCCAAACGGTATTTCATCCAATTGGCAAACAGCAATTTTGGACTAGGCGACCTCGTGGTGCATCTGACCTATACACAGGCGTTTTTACCGAAGGACGAGGACGAGGCAAAGAAGAATGTAGCCAAGTATCTGCGCCGGGTTTCGTATCTGCGGAAAGAAAAGGGTCTGCCTGCGCTCAAGTACATGGTTGTGACGCAGATCGGGCGGAAAAAGAACGGCACGCATCGGATCCACCATCATGTGCTGATGAACGGCGGGCTGGATCGCGACGTGGTAGAGGCGCTTTGGTGGAAGGAAAAAGGGACAAAGACGCGTGCGCCGGTTCTGTATGGGTGGGCGAACGCGGACAGGCTCAAGCCGGGGAAAAACGGTATCGCAAATATGGCCGGGTACATGGTCCAGGACAGCGCCGGGAAAAAGCATTGGACACAGTCGCAGAATCTGGAAAAGCCGTGGCACCGCGCGCCGAACGATCACAAGTATACGCGCCGTCAGCTGGACAAGATTGCGAAGTTGCCAGAGGAAAGCGAGGCGTTCCGGAAGTTCTGGGAACGGCAGTATCGAGGCTGGGAGCTGGTGGAGTGTGAAAGGTCGTTCAACGAACAGACGGGCTGGTATTTTTATCTGACCATGCGGCGTGTGTCTTAAAATTGGAGGGATTGTATGCAGAAAACGAAGGGAGAATTTGACGCGCTGCGGCGGTATGCGGCAGGCGTCAGCAACAACCGGGGGCATGATTTCGAGGAGGCCATCCGTCAGGCATGCGCTCTGTATGCCGGTCAGGGGCGGGCGAAGGTGGAGAAGACGCCGGAGCCGTTCCGTGTGATGGAAAAGCGGGAAAACGGTATTTTCGTGGGGCGCTTTACGGCGCACGCGCAGCCGGATTTTCAGGGGACGCTCGACGGTGGGCGGAGTATCATTTTTGAGGCGAAGTATACCACGACGCAGAGCATGAAACGGGATGCGCTGACGGATACGCAGATGGAAACGTTGGAGGCGCACGAACGAAAGGGCGCGTTGGCGGCGGTATGCGTGGGAATCCGCGACAGGTATTTCTTTGTGCCGTGGCCTGTGTGGCGGGATATGAAGCGGACGTTTGGGCATCAAAGCGTGACGGCGGCACTTTTGGAGCCCTTCCGAGTGCGGTATACCGGCGCGGTACTGTTTCTGGATTATGTGCATTCGGTCGGCGGAAGCTGGATTGCCGGAACAAGGTGTGAAATGGAACGATGGAGGAAACGGGTATGAAGGTGACAGAACTGATTTTTGCGAATTTTTGGACGTGGCTTGGGGCGCTGATTCTGCTGGCGACGCTTCTGAGCGGGCTTGCGGAGGTGATCAAGGCGCTGCGAAAGCCGGAATACAGGCCGCCGGAACGTTCTGTGCGCGTGACCACGTATGAAGACGAAACAACAATCGTGCAGATCGAAAACGCGACGGCGGAGGATGTGGAGCGGGCTGTGCTGACGTTCTGCGTGCCGGGGAAGAAAGCGGAAGACTTGGTGCAAGAAAGCGAGGGCGGAAAATGAAGCTCAAAAAAGTGGCTGCTTTGTGTAATAGCGTCAGTATCTACAGGCTGTATGATCATCTGGACAAAAATTCGGGCGACGTCACGCAGTGGCTGGGAGACGGGGGCGCAATCTATCCGCTCGATGGGCTGCCGCTTCTGTCTGAGCAGGAGCTGTACCGGATGTTCGACGTGCCGGAAAAGAAACAGGGCAAGAGCTATTTTGGCAAGGAGGCAATTCCGGAGGAACTGAACGTGAACGACTGGTGCTACGGTGAGAAGCTGGCGGAGGACATGGGCGTAACGATCACGTATAACGGCACGGCGCTTTTGCCGCTTCGTTACGCGGATGGGATTTTGTATATTCAGAGTAAGTATATGAGCCCACTAGAAGACCAGGCGGATTTCTTGCAGCTGTATGTGCGCCGGATGCAAAACGGAACGCCGTATGTTGCGGCGAAGGCGGGGATGCTGATTACCGGCGTGATTTTTCCGTATTTGCACACGAACGGCGCGCTTTGTGATTGTCTTTCGGAAATTGCCGAGAAGACGCGGTGGAGCGTGGGTTGGCGGCAAGCGAAAAAGGAACCGGAGGATACAGGCGCGGAGCAGACGGCGCTTTTTGGAAACAGGGAGGGCGCGGGCAATGCGGAAACGTAAACAGCGCATGCCGTCTTTTTACGGGAAGAATATTGCGCAGAACGCACAACGGAAATTTCTTGCCCGGTGGGACAAGGAGCATCCGAAGAAAACGGCTGGCGTTTCGTCGTCTGGTTGTTCGGCGGATACGGCGGAAAAAACGTCTGTGCAGGTGCAACGGGAGAAGTAACGGTCAGAATCGAGGCGGACAGATGCAGGAGAAAAACGTGAAAGAAGTGATCCGGTATTTTTACGGGATACCGGAGATGGTGCGGCTGCTGCGGGAGGAAGAGCGGGAGCAGGAAGAACGGTACTGTACGCTGAAAGGAACGAGCGGCGAGGGTGTGCCGGGTGGCGGCTCGGGAAAACCGGTGGAAGATACGGTTATCCGGCTGGACGAACAGGGCGTATGGGAACGGCTTCAGGAAATCCGTGTGCGGATGGTTGTTTTGCAGAGCGACGCTGCCGCTGTGCGGGGGTGTCTGGACAGTCTTTCGGGTAAGTACAAAAGCATCCTGCAAATGCGGCACAGGCGTCATTACAGCTGGGGGGCAATTTCTGTACGTTTGGGCGCGCCGGAAAGCACGGTGCGCAGCTGGTATGGCAAGGCAATTTTCTGTATGGGAGACGTGCTGGACGAAGTGCCGATGGCAGACGAGCTTCTGGCTCGTGCTACGCGCGCGCGTACATATTAAGCGGCGAGGGAAAAATGCGCTCGAAAAGCGCCGCTTTGCATCCGGCCGGACGCGTACTTTGTAAGGCAGCTGCGGTGTTCCGGGTTTCTCCTGTATCTATGTTTTTCTTTCGGCAAAATTGCGCGCGCAAAAGGTGTTTCCGGCGGGAACGAATGGCGCGCAGAAAAACAATTTGCGAATCGCGTAAAAAAGCGCTCCGGCGGGCTGTTTCGTACAGTCTGCCGGGGCGCGGTTCGCTTGCGGATAGTTTGTGCTTTTGGGCGCGTTATTCGGGATCGTCGGGTGTGTTTGCAAGAAGGGGCTGACCTTCGCGCGTCATACGGTCGGCGCAGGCCTGCAAAATGTAGCCCTGAAGACTTTCGCCTGCGGCTTTTGCGGCGGCGCGGATTGCGTAACCGACGGTCTTTTGGGGTCGGATGCTGATGTAGTCGCACTTGGCGTTGTATGCGTCATTGCTGCGGCGCTTGCTTTCGGGGATGGGCATGACTAAGTCTCCTTTTCGTGGTAGTCCGTCAGGTCGATCAGATTGAGCGTCGGCGGCTCGGGCGTGAGTTTGTAAAAGTGGCCGTTTTCGTAGTGCTGGTCGGTCACGCCGTCGTACCAGCAGATATCCCCGTGGATGGCCTGCGCGGATTCCATGCGGGCTTGTGCCTGCTGCTCGGTCAGGCCGTCGAAGGTGAGGCGCTGGCCGTCTGCGAATTCGGCTACAAGACGGTATGCGGGGAAGATTTCGGGGCTTTCGTTCATGAGAGGCCTCCTTTGGGTTTGGGTGCATTATAACACGCGTGCGTGTAGATGTCTATGGGTTATTCTGCGTTGGAATGCCGCCGGGGTGTCCGGCGGCTGTTTTTATTCGGTCAGGCCAAGGGCGCGGCGGGCGTCGTACATGGCGTTGTCGGTGAGCTTGCGCTGCCAGGCGTTATAACGGGGCGACCAGCGGAAGCCGTTGGACTTGAGCACGGTGCGCGTTTCGTCGTCTGGCTTTTCGTCGAAGAGGATTTGGAGCCGGTCGGCCTCCAGATTGCGGACGATCTCGCCGCCGGGGAACTTTGTGCCGTCGGGCTGCTTCCCGGTTTGCTCCGCGCGCTTGTCCAGCTCGTCGAGGCGGGCTTGTGTGCGCTTGATCTTGCCGCGAAGGCTTGCAAGCTCGTAATCCGGCATGGGCACTTGCGCGAAGCTGTATGCTGCGTGGAATGCTTCGTCCATTTTGGCGGCGGCTTCGTCTGTCAGACCGGGAAAGCCCTGCATGGTCTTGTGCTTGCGATAGTGGGCGTTCATGGCCTTGCCTTTGTCCAGCTGCTTTTGGAGCTTTTGGAGCTGGTCTGTAAGCAGTTCGCGGGCGTGTGGGTCGGCCAGATCGACGGGGCCGGTGCCGACAGCTTTGATTTTGCTTAAAATGCCCTTGATTTCGTCGTACTCGTTCCAGAGAGTGTCTTCACGGGACATCTGCTTTTCGTGCTTGCGCATATTGTAGCCGCCCGCGCCGGAAATGAACTGGCTGGGATAGCTAGCCTGGTTGCGATTGTAAGCGTTCGTCCACTCGGCGAGGCGGCGGGCGTAGGTGTCAAGCAGTGCGTCGAGCTTGGCGTGATAATATGGGCTGATTTTGGCTTTTTGGGTCTTTACAAGGGCGGCGGCTTCGTCTACGGCGGCGCGGTAGCTGGCCGTGGCACTGTCTGGGGCGTAGTCGCTCATGTGCACCATGTGGTGCGCGGTGCGGGCGGTGTCCTCGTTGATGTCGTAGTAGCGGACGTTGGGTGCGGTTTGTTTGCCGGGTTCTTGCGAGGGAAGCAGGCTTGTTTGTTCGTACATTCTGGGATCCTCCTGTTTTGGTTTTGGGGCTTTGCGTATGGGAAGCCGTCGCTTTGGCCGGTGCGGCGGCTTGAAGGTGTCCGGTGGGGGTCAGTCGAGGCAGGTTTCGTAGCGGATGCGGTATTGCTTCTTGAGCTTGTCATAGGCGCGGAGCGTGACCATGTAGGTATTGCGTTCTGCGTCGTAGGTGATGCCGCGCCCGTGGAGCTGGGGCAGGCCGTCGCGGAGAGGGCGAAGGAAATAATGCTTGCCGTAGTAAGAGAGATCGGCGGCGAAGTCGCAGCCTGTGGGGGCGTGCTGCATTTCGTAGCAGTAGGCATATTCGCCAGGGGTTGTAGCCTGTACGGCGGGCGCTTTTTCTGCTTCCAATGCGGCGTAGTCGGGCGCGTAGCCGTAAAGCTCGCCGGTTTTGGGATCGTAACGGGCGGCGGAAGAGTCCGGGACAAAAAGCGTTGTCTGCTCGTTGATTCTCTGGGTGTAGCCGCCGGGGATGGGGGTAAACGCGCCGTTGATTTTGCGTTCGAGTGCTTTCATGGGGTGTTCCTCCTGTATTCTGGTTTTGGGGTTTTCGCATGGGAAGCCGTCGCTTTGGACGGTGCGGCGGCTTGAAGGTGTCCGGCGGCGCTTGATTAGCTTCTTTCCTCGGCGCAGCAGAAAGATGCGTTGCTGTAGCCTTGCAGTTCTGCGAGCTGGTTCAGAATGATTTTAACGGGGGTGACGGTGCGGCGGTCGGCTCGGACATAGACACTTTTGTCCTGCTGCGTCAAGATGCTGTTGGCGATACCTTCGGTCATCGGAAGCGTGATGCAGGTTTCGGCGATCTCGTCGGCCTTTGCCATGTGGTAAGTGATGCAGACGTTTTTCATTTTGTGATCCTCCATTTTTGTGATTTGGGTTTACCCATGAGCGCCCGCCCCGGTGGGGCGGCTGGACTTGCACCAGCGGCGCGTTATGCGTCGGCCTTGCGGGGCGTGTAGCGGTATTCGTCTTCGGCGTTGAAGGCGTACCAGGCGATTTGTTGCTCGCGGCTCATTGGCTCCGGCTTGTCGGTCTCGATGTACTCCGCCGGGCCGAAAACGCTTGCTTCTCGGTCGATGGTGTCATGCTGGGCGATGATCTTGGCGGGCTTGCCGGGTCCCGTACTGGGGACCTCGATGCGGTGCAGGTAAAGCAGATTGTCGAAATACCAGTCGGAAGAAAGATAGCGTTCTTCGGCGTCGGTCCATTCGATTGCGTTGATGTAGTCGGCCAGGCCGCCAGCGGCGGAAATGCGGATGGGGGCTTTGTCGTCGTCGTTGATGTCGTACAAGATCATATCGACAGAAGGGACGGCTTCGGGGCTGTTGCGGCGGTAGCTAAAGCTGGAAATGCCGCCGGTGTATTTGTATAGCTTTCTAATCATTTCATGTTCCTCCTGTGTTTTGGTTTTGGGATTACCCATGAGCGCCCGCCCCGGCGGGGGCGGCTGGACTTGCACCAGCGGCGGCGGGGTGCCGTCGGCCTTGCGGGTTTTGGGGTCAGGCGACGCGGAAATAATAGGCGTTCTTCTTGCCGCTCCACTTGCCGCCTGCGGCCTCGATCTCTTTTTCGTGGGGCTTTGTGTCTCCGGCGAGCCAGACGACCGGCGCGTTTGTCGCTGCGCCCTTGATGGTGGCGGTCAAGCCGTCAACCGACATCCAACGCGCGGCGATGATCTCGGCGGCGGTTTTGGGTTCGGGCTCGCGCTCGACGGGGGCGGGTGCCTGTGCGCGGAGGGCTTCGAGTTCATCCGTGACGCGGCGGAGCTGCTCGCGCAGTCCGGCGGCTTCGGTTTCGGCTTCTTGGAGGCGGGCGCGGAGGCTTTCAAGCTCGGCGGTCTGTTCGTCGGCGGGGGTTTCGTCGGCGGTTTCGTCTGCCTCGTCGGTGAAATATGCTTTGACGGCGCGGGCAGCTTTGGGATCCGGGCGGATGGGCATGATGATTGCGAACGGTTCGCCGTCCATGCAGGCCGTGGCGGGAGAAATGGCGCGGGCGGCGCGGAGGGTAGCGGCGGGGTGGAGGGAACTTACATAGCTTGTGTTGTAGAGCGCGGCAAAGTCGGCGTTCGCGCTGTAGTAAACGGCGGCTTGGGTTTTGTTTGCGTCCCAGGGCATGGGCGCGCGGCGCAGTGTGTCTGCGCTGGCCGCGTCCTTCACGGCGTTTGTAAACATGACCGCAAGATCCGTTGTGCTGGGCTGTTTGCCGTTCTGGTCAATTTTCCAGCTGCCCGCCTCGCACTGGGCGACGGGCTGGACGATGGCAGCGTATTCCGGCGGGGTCATCCGGTAGACGACAAAGCCGTTTGTGACGTAAATACCGCCGTCGGGGTCGTTATTGTCTGCAACGTGACAAATGATCTGGTTGGAGCTTTTGAGAACCTTTGCGGCCTCGGTGGTGTAGCGTCCGGTAAACTTTTTCATGGGGTGTTCCTCCTGTATTCTGGTTTTGGGGTTTGCTGTATGGGGCTGGGTTGCTTTGAGCGGTGCAGCCCGGCGAAAGTGTCCGCTTGTGCTGGGTCAACGCTTGGACTTCTCGACCTGCAAGGCATGGAACAAATGCGCTTTTGTCATGTAGAAATGCGGGTCGGTTTCGGGGGCGTCCTTGCCGTCAGCCTCGGCGGCCTCGCGGGCAGCCTTGCCGGGCTTGTCGGTGTACTTCCAGAGCTGGCAGGTGATGGCGGCGTGCTGGCCTTTTTTGACGCTGTAGCCCATACGCTTCCACTCGGCGAAGGTGTGGAACGTGTCGGCGGCGAGCATGGCGGTGAAAATGTCGTCGGCGCTCTCGTCGCTGTCCTCGTCAACGGTGATCGTGACGGCGGAACGGCGGGCGGTGATCTGTTCGGCGGTGTAGGTGGACTGTACCAGCTCGGCGAGCTGGGCGGGGGTGAATGCGCTGCGGACGGTCTCGAAGATGATTTCGTTGTTGGTCATGGCGTTTTTCCTTTCCGGCCTGTTCGGCCTGCGCACTGTTGCGTGTCGTTTTCTGCTGCAAGAATACACTGTTGCGTGCTTACTTGTCAAGCACTTTTTTCAGACGGCTGGGTGTTCCCCCGTAGGGGGAAATTTTTTTCAGCGGCCTTGGCGGCGTTGCTTTTTCCGTGCGGGTGTGGTATGCTTTACCCGTGGCCAGGCGGCGGCGAACTCGCCGCCCGTGCCGGGAACAAAGCGTCGGGGGACTGTCTTGGAGGATTGCCCCCGGCGCTTTACTTGTTCAGCAGGTCGCGCAGACGCTGACGGAATTCGTCAAGCGTTGTGCACTCGCTGGCAAGCAGGAGCAGCCGGAGCCGTTCCGCTTCCTGCGTCTGCTGCACAAGCAGCTCGCTTGTGCTTGGCGTTGTCATGTTCACCTCCCCTTTCTGGTCGCCGTTGTCGGCGGTTCGCTGGTCGGTGGCCGCTGTGGCCGTCCGCTTGGCTCGCATGATAGCGGCGTTTTTTTGCGCCGTCAATAGGCCGAAATCCGTTCCCACGTCCCCCGTAGGGGGACTGGGAATTATTTTTGCACAAATTTCTGGGGCGGCTTTCTGTGCAAATTGCACACGTTGGGGGACTATAGGGGGCATAATAGCATAGCTTATCAGGAAGTCAGACCGCGCGCAGTAAAGCCCTTCGGCGAGCGCCGGGAGGGGGGCGGAACGGCCGACCGATGGCGGCGCGCAGATGCGGCAGGCAGCAGACCGGCGCGCCGGTTCGGCAGAGGGCGGCGGGTGAACGGTGGCGGCAGGCCGTGGGGCGTGCGCCGATGCGCGCAGGCGGACGCGCGAAGATGCCCGGAGGCCGGACAGCTGCGCCGCCGCGAGATGACGGCCAGCGCCAGACAGCGCCCGGCAAACCGCCGCCAAGCATCGCGCACATGCGGGCGAGGCTAGGCAGCCAAACGCAGGCGCAGGTGCAAGGCAGCATCAAGCAGCGAAGCCAGGCACCAGCCCCACCGGCCAGCGTGCGGCCGGTGGGGCTGGTG